ACCTTTGTTGAATTAACCATTGGATTTGCATTTGTTATCATCTTGTTAACGATTAGCCTTCCCATGGAAGTAGAATATCATGAAACATTGCGTAATGCCGCATACCTTCCGGCAGCGCGGTTAGCGGCGATTACAGCGGTTGTTGCGCTTGCCTTTTATAGTCCTCTTCTTGCCTTGTTAGGAGTCTTGATCGTGTTTTTCTGGTTAGCTGATATTCAACTGTTAACAAAAAAATATGCGTAAAGCAAGGAAATGGCTCCTCGCGCTAAAAAAGAACTGAATCAATCTGCTCCTCCTCCTCCTGGTGTTCCAACAGCTCCTATACCTCAACAAGGAGGTATGATTGATCCTCTGTCTATGACACTTTTCAGTCTTAATTCCAATCCTTACTTGATTGGTATCTTTATGATCTTGTTGAACTTGGGAGCACGGTTTCTTCCCATGGAACTAACGAAACAACAGGAAGCCTTTCTACAACATAGCTTTGTACGACCTATTATTTTGTTTGTTGTGATCTTTATTGGTACCCGAAACCTAGCGGTGGCATTTTGGCTTACCTTGGGAATCTTCTCCTTATTGTGGTTCTTTGCCAATGAGAAGAGTTCTTTCTGCATGATCCCAGGATGGTGTGAACAGTCTCATGAAGCTCCCGAAGAACATACTACCTTGTATGAAAAGAATCTCAGTCATGTACGATCTCATTTGAATTATGCTTCTGAATATCAACCTATGCTTAATAAAATTGTCCAAGTCCCCTATGAGAAGTCCTAAGATAAGATAGAATGGACGACAGTAGCCGAATGATGAACTTGCGAAATCGCACTATTTTTGCGTTTTCACAATCTGTACCCGAACAACGTCGCTATCGACAAACCATTCAATCCGGTACGATCTACCTACAACAACAGGTAGGAGGTGTTGAAACTATGGCAATTCCAGTGGTAGAGGATCCTCCTAACTGTATTATTGCCATTCAAAACTCCTTTTTGACCTGCTTAGATGCCGTCCTAACCTATGCTGCAACTAATAATCTTGGTCCCACCAGATCCTCTAGATTTTATTATCTGTTTTTAGCTTCCATTGCACAAGGATATAACTGGATTCAGGCATCCAATCGCATTTCTGGAACCTTGGATAATTGGAATTGGAATGTTCAATATCTATTGTCAGACCGATCACAACTTCTTGTCTGGATGAATCGTCTCTTAATCACGGTCACGACTAAAATGGTTCCCACCTTTAATTCGGCATCCATTCTATCCACGGAACGATCGCTCCTCAATCTCACTACAGATGCCCAAACAGAATTACAAACAACAGTATATTCCAATGCAAATCAACCCGCTTGGTTTGCTGCCTGGAACACTTGGTGGAATGGTCGTGCTGCCGATGGATCCACAACCGCTGCTACCTTGCAACCAACTGTCATACAAGTTCCCAATATGAGTACCTCTTTGGATGTAGCAGGCACCGTGAATCCTGCTACCTTTCCTTCCCCCTATCAATGGACTCCCTTGAAAATTGGGACTGCGATTCAACGATACGCAACCTATACCTGGGCAAACGTGAACTCTACTGCCCTTAGTGCAAGCGATATGTCCACCATTCAAGGAGCTGCAGCACCTTTTTATGCTGGTAGCAATACATCTGCACGTCAAGAGGAGATTTCTACTATTGTAGGATATACAGCAACACTGACAGATGAGCAAAAAATAAATGCCGAGTTTTGGGCGGGCGGTCCTTACACCGTATCTCCCCCTGGTATGTTTGTTTGGATGTGGAAAACCTTGGTGGCAGCACAACCGCCAACCCTGGAGGTGCTCTTCTTTTCTGGATTAGATCTTGCGATTCATTTGTTTGAAACGGGACGAGTTATTTGGAAACTAAAACAAACCTATATGGAAGCACGACCGATCCAAGAAATTCGACGGTTGTACCACGGTCAAACCCTTACTGGCTATGACGGAAACCCCATTGCAGGAGAAAGTTGGATGCCGTACCAAGTGCCAACTTTCGTCACCCCTCCCTTTTCGGATTTCAGTTCTGGTCATAGCGGGTTTAGTCAATCGTTTGCGAATGTGATGAGTGCTTGGTTCGGTGCATCTATTCCCACAACAAGTCCCATTTATATGAGTGATCTTTCCCTCTTATCTCCTATGTTTCAGTCGCCTCAATATAATCCCTTTGGGCAATTTACCATCATGTCAGGAGATAGTGAGGTGCAACCACTGGTGGTTCCGAATACAACCATATCCTTTGGATGGACCACCTGGCAAGATATGGCACTTTCCGCAGGATTGTCTAGACAATATGGAGGAATTCATGCAATTTCGGCGCATCATGGATCGGTAGCAGCAGCAAACTCCCTTCATCCGATCTTGAAGAGTTATTGGAATCTTTCTCCTGCGTAAAAGTAGATGCGAACACGCCGACGATATCAACGTGGAGGAGGGGTATCCTTTAGCAAACCCAAACCCAGTTCAGCAGGTTCGGCAGCTTCCAAATCTCCTTCAAGTGCTTCAGCCGCTTCCACCCCGACAAATACTTCAGCTTCAGCCGCATCAAATGCGTCTACTGCAAGAAAAAAATGGGAAAAAGAGAATCCCCTAACATTGGTTCAGGGTACACGTCCTTACGATGTAATGTCGGTTCTTCAAGGAGAGCATTCAATTGGTGATGGTATTCTTGGATTTTTACCTACAGAAAATGCTGCGCGATTACGTCTTGTTGCAAAAGAGATGAAGAATGAAGTGACTGAGTTTCAATGGGATGATATGAACACAGTGGTAAGAGGAAGCTTAGCAGACTGGAGAAAAGCTTTTCCAAATGCCATTGGTATAAATCTTTCTAATCGACAAGATCTTACAGATGCAGATTTTGTTCATTTGAAAGGAATTAAGCATTTGAATATATCTGGTTGTACTAGATTCACAGATGCTGCCTTTGTTCATCTTAAGGGTATACACACCCTGAATATGAACGGCTGCAGACAAATTACAGATGCTGCGTTTGTTCATCTTAAGGGTATTCACACCCTGTATATGAGTGAATGCAGACAAGAGACCATTACGGATGCTGCCTTTGCTTATCTCACGGGAATCCATACTCTCGAGATGGACGTATGCAGACAAATTACAATCACAGACGCTGCCTTTGCTCATCTCAAGGGTATCCACACCCTGAGTATGGGCGGCTGCGGTCAAATTACAGACGCCGCCTTTGCTCATCTGAAGGGCATCCATACCCTGAATATGGAGGGGTGCAATCAAGAGACCATCACAGATGCAGCCTTTGCTCATCTGAAGGGTATACACACCCTGAATATGTGCAGGTGCAATCAATACACCCTTACAGATGCCGCTTTCGCTCATCTGCAGGGTATCCACACCCTGGAAATGCGTTTATGCGATCAATATGAAATTACTGGTAAAACATTTCATCATCTTTGTGGCATTACAAACCTCGATACATACGGTTGTCATCTTGAAGTTCGAACAGCAGCAGCACGTGTTCTACGTGGAGAAGGGTGTAATTCATCCAGCAGTTCTGGTGGATCTCGTAGACGTCGTTCCACTCGTCGTCGCTCCACTCGCCGACGGCGCTAAATATCTTGCGTAAAAGTAGACATGGTGCATTATGATACAACCTTTCAAGGTGTGATGGGATGGGCAAACTCTGAATTAGAACATATTGGACGCATCGTCAGTCTGGAAGATCCCGATCTAGCCTATTCCTATGCGCAATCCACTCTTTACAGTATGGCATATTTAAAAGATGCGTTGTTTCAAATGGTCAACGATGATGCCTATACACACCATAAGAAAGATCTGTTGACGATTCACGCAAAGGTGATCAAAGCCATGAAGCATCTCATCAAGGATTTTAAGCTGGATCTAGAGGCTATAAAATCGTTTAATACGCGTCATGTATTAAGCAATCTTTCTTATTTGAAGAATAATACTAGAAGTAATAATAACAAGAAGAAGAATAACAACAATAACAACCACAATAACAACAACAACAAGAATAACAACAATAATAAGAATAACAACAACAACAACAATAACAAGAAAAATAAAACTCGTCGTAATTGACAGTAATACTTCTGAACACAATCCTTGTGTTATAAAGTATTTATACATTGAGTGTGAGAGTGGATCCGACCGGCTGAACCGTATTTGTTCGTTTCAATCCTCCACGACGGCGTTCGGTATTGGCGGTAATTCCACTCTGAAAGCTGTGAACACTTTGGACATCATCCGAGCGAATGTTTAAGACAGGTGCAGACGCTGCCATCGAGGGAACAGATCTGTTAGGAAGGGCTTCGCCTGACATATCGAGCGAACGGAGAATATCATCGACACCACTTCCACGAGGACCACTCATTTCACGACGGGCAGTTCCCATGGCAGGACCGCCCGCTCCACGGATACCATCATCAAATCCTGTAGGAGGAGCAAAAGAAGGTGCGGATGATGCAGAACTGCTACCCCCCATACCCATGTTTACAAAGTTGGCAAAGCCAGGACCAACGGCTTGAGAGGCAGCAGCAGTTGCAAACTGTTTACGCAGTTCAGGATTGTTGCGCAAGATATCATCCATGCCTGGCATACGAGACTTGAACATGGTGTTGGTGACGTGACACATGGCAGCAGAAAGACCCAAAGACATAATTAAACGGACTTCAGGAGCGACCTTGCTCTTATCCTTGTACTTGTCGTACAACTCTTCAAAAATCTCATCATAGTCTTCAATGTTTTCATTCACGGATTCAGACCAACCATCCAGCTTGGCGCCAACAGGATCGTAGCGATTGTTCAAGAATTCCATACCGGTCGTAACAGTGGTAAGCAGATTACGTTGGAAGCGTAAGGAGGCTTCTAAGGCACGACTATCCTTACGACGGGCAATTTCGGCTTGGATCTCATCCAAGGTGTTGGCTACGGTAAGTTTGTTGCCGGTGACCCCCTTGCGATCCATTCGCTCCAGTAGTACCAGCCCTTCCGCTTTCTTGCTAAACTCTTCTTCAGGAGTCAAGATTGTTTTGGGAGGTTCATTTGTCACAGCAGGAGCAGATGTATTTCCACCAAACCAAGAACTAAAGGCAGAGGGTGCAGGTGTTTCCACGGGTGCATCGGAAGAAGCACCGGAAAACCATGATCGGGTGGGAGGTGCAGCCGGTTCTACAGGAGCAATCGGCGTCGGTCTGGGAAAGACAGAATTTGTATCGCGTAATATGCGGATTCCTTCGTCGGCAGGGGGGGCATTGAAACGGATAGAAGGAGCTTCCTCCAGATTCACCACTTCAATGTCGTTGGTGTTTAATTCCACCATGGGACTAGGACCACGATTAGGAGTGTTTAACTTTTTATGATTGGCAAGCAAGCCGAAATCAAGGCTTCCAACATCCTGCAAGTTAAAGGAAGATCCTACATCTCTAACAGCTTCAATCTCCGGAAAGGACATGCTTCTATCTGTACCTCTCTTCTTCTGTTTAGAAGTCTTACCGCAAAGAGAATTTTATTCTAAAAGAGCATAGCTCTTTCAGAATAAAATTGGAAAGAATTTTATTCTAAAAGAGCGTTGCTTTTTTAGAATAAAATTGGAAAGAATTTTATTCTAAAAGAGCGTTGCTTTTTTAGAATAAAATTGGAAAGAATTTTATTCTAAAAGAGCATAGCTCTTTCAGAATAAAATTGAATCATTTATATTATTTTGTAGTAGATTGTGTGACAATATGGACATAGGTATACTATCTCTTGTTATCTTTCTGGTAGGAGCAGCTGGATTTGAACCCGAAGCCGATCTATTTGTGAATGTATATAAGTTTCTTCGAATGGATGAACAGGCAACGCAAGGAATTGCGCGGTATGAATTTCCAGGAAAGAAGCGTACGCGATTCATGTACGCATTGCATACACTCGATTTACCCCGCATGATATATCTGCGAAAATGCAGCGCAAGATTTCCTCCAGCAGCCTTTACGCAAGTATGTAAGATATATCTCACACAGGTGTGTAACGTCTGCCCAAAGGGATGTAAGATATGTTACAGGGATGAATCCTTTCTTTCTGCAGTAGACCGATATTATACAGATACATCCTTTGAGATACGATTTAAGATCGCTTGCTTTCTTTGTAAAGAGGGTGTCGTCGAGGATCATGAGATTGAACGCTTTCCTAAACTGTTTCATGCATGTGTCAAAGAGAATCTTGTGTCATTTAAGATGGCTGCTATGACTGATAAATATGGTCGATCCCTTCTATATCGAGCCTGTGAAGAACAATCCATGTCTCACATAGAATCATTTAGTGATATTCGAGACTTGATTGATCAACCTGATAAACATGGATGGACTCCTCTTCATGTGGCTTGTTGGGAAGGATATGCGGATATCGCAAGACTTCTTTGCGATAAAGGAGCAGATATAAATGTTCATACCATGCATACTAATACTCCTTATTGGTATGCACAGTATAAGAAACGTCATGGAATTGCAAACATGCTTTGTGAAAGAGGTGCGGATAAAACTCTTGGTAAAGAAATTGTGACTCCGTAAGCATGATGTTATAATTTTTAAAAAAACAAGAGCAGTTTCTATCCAAATCTGCATGCGGAACCATCTAGCTCGACACTAACCGAATCACCGGTGCACATGCCATGAGCAGTGCATCTGCTAGATCGTTTTTCTTTCGTTGCCCGTCATAAAACGTCTTCCACGTTTCATACCCAGCACCTGTCAGCATTTTTTCCACTTCTTCTTCGGTTGCCTTCTTGCGGGCACGGTAGGCAGCCCCTTCATCAATCACTACCGGTGTGACCTCTTCTTCAATGGTCAAGGTACGTTCTTCCGCTTCTTCAATCATGTCAGGAACCGCTTCCACTTCCAGTTTTGCCGTCTTACGACCAGCATGAACAAATTGAATCTGACCGGTCCACGCATGTTCCCGTTCCAAGCGTTCTCCCAACAGTGTAAACAGAATCATTTGAATCGATTTCATGGTAGGACCTTTTAGTACCGGTTGATTCTCAAGACGAATCAGAGTGGCAGATGCAAAGGTTGGAAGCATGGAACTGAGCCATAAGGAGATGGCGCGTCGAATTTCGGTCATCGATGGATTGCGCGCTTTGGGAGCTTTCCACGGCAGAATAAAGCGATCACCTAACCAAGCTAATACGGTATCACGCGCTGCTTTTTTATGATTCTCTAAACCGGTACAAAGTTTGCGTAAGGCAGGGAGTTTGGGTAAGGTACCACTTTCAGCACCGACTAAGATGGTGTGAGCAGGGCGACACACAGCCGTTTTTTTACGACGAACACCGGTGGCACATCCACGACACCACAATCCTTCACTGCTTTTCCAAGCAGCAATACCGTTACACCCTTTGCACCGACGGGATGTTTCGGAAGATTCACCTCCTGCCATTAAATCAATGTTGTTCCAGGCTCGAATGATATTTCCACTTAGATCTTGATGAACAAGAGCATAGGCAAGATTTTTAATCCCAAGATCAAAAGCAAGGACGGTTGCCATGATTGGTTCTATCCTGGTAAGGGGTGTTTAGATGTTTAAAATGTCGCAGCAAGATGTTTTTTACTTTTAAAATGTCGTTCTTTGTGAGGAGGAATATAAGTTCCACCACATTCACAAGTAAGACTTGTTTTATCACGAAGAACACGTGCAGCTGTTTTTGCATCATGTGCTGCTTTTTTAGCAGGAGCTAGTTTTGCATAGTTTTCTTTTGCCCATTTTTTCTTATATTCATTTACAGCTTCTTTGTGAGTTTCAACATAGAGACGGTTAGAAGCTAATGTAGCTTCTTTATTCTCTTCATAATGAGTTTTTCGAGCCTCTTTGACTGCTTCAGCATGTTCTTCCACGTATAATTTGTTGTATTCCGCAATAGCTTCTGCATTCTCTTTACGATACTTCTTTTTGTATGTAACAATTTTTTCTTTGTTTTTTACTAAGTATGTTTTAATATATTCTGCATGTTCTTCTATTGGTATATGCGCACGTTTATAATTTAAACATAGTGGATCTTTCTTTGCTTTTTGAATATAATCATCTTCTTTCTTGAGTAGTTCTTTTTTTGAATTGCATGAATAGTGCTCAACAAGTTCAATCTTAACATTTTCCCATCCAATTGTATTTATATATAGATAAGAAGGTTGAGTTGCATCTTCCAGTTTAGCTGCTCGTTTATGATTATTAAATCTAAAATTTAATGTATTAATTGTACTACCAATATAATAGTGTCCATCCGTGCATACAAGTTTATAGATCTTTCCAGCTTTGTAACGTTCATCCATGGTTATAAAATAATAATGTACTGAATCTTTAAATAGTGCTTTTTTTAAAAAATATATATGATATATTTTTAAAAACTTTTTAAAATCTATGATATATTTATTATATAGTTTCTTATATCGTGGAAATGTATTCCCAATTCATATCAGCACAGATCTTTGACCAGATCTTATCTTGTAGATACAGTTTTTCACGGCTTTTTAGGAGTGGAAAACAGGGTAAATATTCATCTAACTCTAACAACTGGCAAAACTTGTACAGTACGAAGGAATAGGATAAGAAATTGGAACGACCAGGAGGGCAGTGTTTTACAAAGGAGAATTGAATTTCTTTGAACATGAAGCGCAATTTATCTTCCACTTCACGACTAAGGGCAGGAGCGGAAATACCATTCAACCGGTTTAACACATGGGCTACATGATCATAACATCGAACTAATTTCAATTTACGGATCACTTCTTTCAGTTTGGAGGCTTTCAACCGACTCATATCGGTAATACGTTCTTTCTTTAGTTCGGCACGGATTTGATCAAGTACAGCATTGGATATTTCAGTGGTTTCTTTCGCTTGAAACTGGGCTAACCATTCATTCAAGTGATTTACCTTTTTATAAGCACAATATGCCATTTCACGAGGAGGATCTTTGTAGGAGGGTTTTTCACTATCGACTAAGATATAATCTTGATGTCCGCAACTGGGGCAACTAAGAATGGCTTCATTCTGATAAAACATCATTTCTGTCTCACATACTGGGCAATCACCATACCGTTCTTCTAAGGTTGATGCAACAAGAGATTCATGCTGAATGTTGGAAGGGTCTAATGCTGTTAAATATTGTTCTAATGCTTTATCACGATGGAACCCTATATCTGTTACAACATTTGCTGCAGATACACGTAATGTACTTGTTATAACAGGTGTAGAAATAGTACTTATAGGTGCATCTTTTTCAAAATAGGCAAATACACTATTTATGGGAATACGTGCTTTTTTAACAGGATCTTTTGTTTTTTCTCCTTTGGCAATTCGCTCTCGTGCATCTGCATAGGAAAATAAGATATCCCCGACTCGTAAAAAATAATCCGCTTCTTCTTCTCCTGATTCAATCTTTTTGATCTTTGTTTGAAGAGTTTCCACTTCTTGTTCTGTTTCTTGACGTCGTTTCATGGAGGGAAGATCAAGATTAAACAAATAAGGAGATCGTTTATCCTCTTCTACAAGGGTTCCACGCAGTGTACTTAATTGATTCTGCATGGTAGGAAGATTCTCTTTTTGAAATCGGATTTTCTCTAGTTCCGATTGATGATAGGCTTCCAGAGTTTTGCATGATTCAGAGGCGGAGGGTGTTGTAGTTTGTTTCGTGGGAGCAGATCCAGCTAGAAGTTGGTCGAGAGAGAGCATGACTCTGATACTCTATTTAGCCGTGTGATTTGTTTAGGGGGTGTAGGAAGAAAGGTTCAGAGGAGATTCTACCACCCCCCCGGAGTTTTGACGTTTCGGAAAATTTTTTTTCTTTCCACCAGGTATAAACAAACATGGGTTCCGGTGGTTTAATGCAGCTCGTTGCCTATGGCGCACAGGACATCTATCTTACGGGTAACCCACAGATCACCTCGACATATTGAAGGGGGTGGAAAAGCAATCGGGGGATACAAATGGAATAAGTATCCCGGCAAGTCCGTTCGTGGTTCCAGTTTGTCTGATGAGAGACAGCCACAGTTGCTAGTCGGTATTCTTGGTGGAAAAGAAGATCGGCGACATTATCAAATTGCGGGAACACCCTAAAGCTTCTACTACTAAACAATGATCGAAAGATTGTTGCGGCTGAGAACTTAACTCAGGTAGAGTAATAATGTAGAAAATTGAGGAGTTGATGAGCACTCTAAAAATGGGCAATCCGCAGCCAAGCGATTCAGTTGTATAATTGGTATTCTAAAATTAGTGTAGGATGGGTGTAATATATCGTATATATTCACCAAGTGGGAAATCGTATATTGGGCAAACAAAAAATTCATTTAAGAAACGATTAAAAGAGCATATGACTCCTAAAAGTGGTTGCACTGGGCTAAGAAATGCAATCATAAAATATGGAAAAGATGCTATGAAATCGGAAATCTTGATTGAAATAAATGACGAATTGCTAGATTATTACGAAACAGAATTCATTAAACTATATGATTCAATTGAACCAAATGGATATAATATCCTAAGTGGTGGTTCAGTTCATATATATAGTGAAACCTGTAAAAAGAAAATGAGCGATCTTCGACGAATTAGAGGTTGCGATTTACCACTTCATATGGTTAGATATAATAAGGTAGCAAAATGCGGAGAATATGCAGCTACAGGTTATGGTATAGTTAATCATCCAACATTAAAGAAAAAGTATTTCACATCCAAAAAATTATCGGATGAAGAGAAATACGAAAAAGCAATAGAATACTTAAATACAGCCATCGTGCAGTTCAGAGACTAAATGGTAGTGGGTTCTGTAGAAGAGTACAGGGCTTAAGTTATAGTCCAACCCCTCGGAGTGCGACGGCAATATTTTTCAAATATTGTTCTGGAATGGTTTCCAGACTCCACTAAATATCCCGAAAGGGAGGGTAGATCCTTGTCTTCAAGGTCGTCTATCGTCGCCACACCAACTTCGCGATGGAAGCCATTGAGCAGACCTTCAACGGTGCTGCCAACTTCGGTCGCAAGGTGCAGTGCACTATCTCTCGTAACGGAGATCTGATCCACCGCATCTACCTCCAGGCCACCCTGCCTCAGGTTCTCCTCACTGCCGCTGACGGTTCTGGTGCCCAGTTCCGCTGGCTCAACTGGGTCGGTCACAACCTGATCAACAACGTCAACCTCGAGATTGGCGGTCAGGAGATCGACAAGCACTATGGTGATTGGCTCCAGATCTGGAACGAGCTGACCCAGGAGCCTGGTAAGCAGGCTGGGTATGCCGACATGGTTGGCAACGTTCCCCAGCTGGTGAACCTGATCGTCCAGGGCGGTGAGAACTGCGATGCTGATTGCGGCTATGGTGAGCCCAACGCGCTCAACGAGGTTACCTCTTGCGCCCCTGAGTACACCCTGTACATTCCTCTGCAGTTCTGGTTCTGCCGCAACCCTGGTCTTGCTCTTCCCCTGATTGCCCTCCAGTACCACGAGGTGAAGATCAACCTGGAATTCGAGGCACTCAACAACCTGTGCTTCGACTATGCTGATGGTGCCACTGCCTCCACCCACCAGATCCGTGACCGTGTTGCCGCCTCTGGTCTGGTCTCTGCCTCTCTGTACGTCGACTACATCTACCTCGACACGGATGAGCGCCGACGCTTCGCCACGGTCTCTCACGAGTACCTGATCGAGCAGCTGCAGTTCACCGGTGCGGAGTCTGTCACCAGCTCCTCCAACAAGATCAAGCTGAACTTCAACCACCCTTGCAAGGAGCTCATCTGGGTTGTCCAACGCGACTCTTTTGTCTCCTGCGATGACAACGTGATCAACCCCTGGAAGGGACAGCAACCCTTCAACTACTCTGACTGGTGGGACCGCGCCGTCCTCGAGTCTGGCTACTCCGTCACTCGTGTCGAGGGCCTCGCCGGCA